GCGGCATTGCTACCGCTAGAATTAACATTCTACCAATTAATTGGCTTAACCGGAACTCCAATCCCACTGGGCTCTGTATTCATAGGTTATAAACTGATTCTTGCACAGTCAGGGAAATTCCTAATAGAGAAAACTATTACAGAAAAATCTGCTCCCCTAGTCATATGACTAGTAAAGAGGGGTAGAGTCATCCTACTGACCATTAAATCCTGTGAGATGTAAATTTTCATGTATTTAGGTCCGAAGAAATAAAATATTCCTAAGGTTTGCTGAATACTCAGTACACTGGCTTTCCTATTTCTATGATGTTTATTTCTCTTGTGAGAAATGAACTAGATTTAAGAGGAGCATTTTAGCTTTCACTGAGAATGAAGAATAGGTAAACACATGGAATCCCAGTAATCTTCAAACTTATCTACCTCTCAAATTTTACATTTGAAGGAGGAGATGAATCAGTAGTAAAATTACAACTAACCAAATGTTACCATCATATCCTAAATTTCAAGCACCTTCGGTAAGCCCGAAATTAATTGAGAAGATCAACTGGCTCCGAGCATCTGGACGCTATGTTATCATAGATCCTTCAGATGATACTTCATTATTGTATCTAAGTGAAAGAGAATATAATAAACTTATTATTAACTCCATAGCTCAAGATCGTACTATCGTAAAAATTAGTACGCCTGATGATAATGTTGATTCAATTCGTGAGAAATTTTTACCAGATTCTTCAACTCCCAATTTTTCTTTTCTAATTTCTAGAATGTCCAAATTGGTGTCTATCATTCCCGGTTGGATAGTAAGAGACTCTATGATTTTCTTTGAAAGAAATTTCAAATATTTCATTCCTTATTATTATAGTGATATAATAACTTGGCTTGGAGTTAAATCTTCTAAAAAACACAGAAATGCGATCCGGAATTTTTCGGCGAACATAAATCGGTACTTCTCCTTTCGAGGGGTAAACCAAGCAATATTAGTAATGAAAATTACTTCTATAGTACTCTTAAAATATCTAGGTGGAGAGCGTTTAACAACGACTCAAGATCTAGGTTTAAGAATCAAATTGATTCACGGTCTTCCCGCCTTACTTCCTCACTTTATGAGAATACAGATTCGAAATAATAATACTAATTTTATTAGAATCTATATGACTCTTCTATATTCATACAAAGCTATGAAAGGTAAGTGGCCTGAACCTGATATCTCTTCAATTGAATCTGATCCTTATTTCCTTCCAGAGGAAATGGAACATGAGCTAAATACTCAGAGAGATTCTTTCTTTAAAGATTTTGCACCAGGAAAAGTCCTTGATCTTAAAGAAGCGAGAGCTCCTTTAATACTCAAGGCTGGTCCAAATGCTAACCCTTCTGTTGGTGGCTTAGTGATGGATGCCATTTGGCATACTTATCACCCAGCCCAAACATTGAAGAAATTCTCTGATATTTTGTGGAAGAGTTCTAATTTTAGAATTCGACCTAACTCATGGACCCTTATGGATAACACGGAATATGATTTACGGAAACACATTAACCGCGGGACTACCTTTAAAGAGGTATTCTCCGGTTGTATGAATCTATATACTCATATTAAAAAAACTAATAAGTTTTTCCATGATATTCATTTGGATTCTCCATTTACAATGGACCATTTAACCATCCTCTCAACATTAGTTAGAGGTGGTAAATTGGCTGTTAAGCTAGAAGCTGCAGGAAAAGTACGGGTATTTGCTATTCTAGATTACTTCACTCAATATGCCTTACGGCCTATTCATGAAGATATGCTAGATTTATTGCGAGACCATAAGTCAGATGCTACCTATGACCAATTAGGAAAAGTTAAAGAAACTTTAGCCGAACGGTATAGAACTGCTTTCTCTTTTGATTTAAAATCTGCTACAGATCTGATTCCTTCACAATTATATAAAATTGTATTAGGAGCTAGATATGGAGATGAGTTAACTCATAGCTGGTTTGATCTACTTGTAGATCGAGACTTCTTTTTCAATAAGAAAACTAAGACTCATAAAGCCGGCTCAAATTTTAGATACACTAGAGGACAGCCTATGGGAGCACTTTCTTCTTGGCCCGCATTAGCAATTATCCATCATTTCCTTGTTTTCTTAGCCGCTCAACGTCTTTCAGGATACAAAAACTTTCGAGAATACCTGGTCTTAGGAGATGATTTGGTAATTTTTGATGGTGCAGTTGCGCATTCCTATCTGCAAGTTTGTAAAGATTATGGTATAACCGTAGGTTTACCTAAGTCTTTCATCTCAGATCAAGGTATGTACCAATTTGCATCACAAGATGTTTTAATGGGTCAGGTGATTTCACCTATTCCCTTAAAAGATGCCTTGTCAGCCTCCGCATTCTCTCATTTATTAAATAGTTATTCACTAGTTGATAAACGAATTGAATTTGGACGACGTATAACCGATAAATTAGAGTATGTACCCAATACTATTATGTCTTTTGTAAGAACACAATGTACTGAGTACCAGTGGAGAGTTCACAGTAAGAAATTCCTTAGAGGTATTATACCTCAAGAAATAAGGGACATATTATTGTTAAAACTTTTACAAGACTTTAAGTCTAATAAAAATATCTTCACGCTTGATAGAGTAATTGCAGCATGTGCTGGAGATTACAAACTTATAGCGCAAGGCAATAATTTGAAACTTTCTTCAAATGAAAGAACAGCTTGGATTATAGCATTTTATGATCGCTTAATAGGCGACATTAATGTTAAAATGACAAGACTGGCTCTTCTCAATGAAAGAAAAGATTCTTTGTTTAGATCTCCTTATTCATCCATTTCATCTTTTGTCTGGGAATCTCTGATACGTCATGTATCAGATATATTCCTAGAAGATTATGAGGATATAAAAGAAGATCATGCTCAATTAGTGCCTCGAATAAACAATTTAATTGAATATTGGAGGCCCGAAGATAAGTTAGAGAAAGACACGGATTTATTTCTACATTACATTTATCTTGAAAAGATACTTGATTTGTATCAAAAAGTTAATTCTTTTGGAACTAACATTAATTTGACTCAAAAAGTATTATCTAGAGTACGTAATGGTAGACCGAGTTATTTCCTCAGATTCCAGCTTTCTGAGTTTTCTGAAGAGAAAATCAAAAAA